CGTGCCTGTGAGTTCTACCTCATAGGTGTCTGTCTTGTACCCTGTTGGCAGCCGGAAGACATCACTACTCGACAGGCCAATAGTTGCAACCAGTGCCTTGTCAGCGAACAACTTGAAGGACAGCTGCTCGGTAACGTCCCACGTCACATCTGCACCTTCCCAAGTGACATCGTACGTATCCCAGACGGGCGGGATGACCACACCTGCATAATCCGCGACCACTCTCGCCGCGCCCATGTTGAAGGGCTCCTGCGAGATGAACACCTTGGACTTCCACGTGTAGTCGGCATTGGGCTGCGCCGGGTCGTCCCACCGCACGATGTCGCCGTCGACGCCCGTCGTGTAGTAGAGGAACCCGCCCACTGGATCGAACCATGTGGCGGTGAAGACCGGCGCGTAGCTGACGAAGTCCCCGGGGGACTGGCCATCTTGGCTGCGGCGGTAAAAGAACGAGCCGGTGCTGTGCGAGGCAAAGTACATGCTGTCGTAGAACGCGCCGACGATAGTGGTCGGGTTTAGTGCAAGATTCCATGTGTCTGGGCTGTGGGCCGGGGCAGTCACGATCTGCACCCCGCCGGTAAACGACGCCAGAGCAAGCCCCTCATGGGTCGCATACATGACCCCGACGTCGGTCTGAACAATGCTGCGGGCGCTCAGGCATGGGTAGTTCGTGGAGTAGCGGCTGACCGAAAGCACTGATGGGTCGGACCCGGAGATTGCATACGGGTAGCCCTCTGTCATCACCAACAGGTCACTACCCAGAGCGACCATGCCAACGACGTTGTACTCAAGCGAAATCTTGTACTTGTTCGGCCATGCGTGAAACTTGTTAGGCTCACTGAAGTAGATGTCGTTGCCGGCAAACCCCACCATGATGTTGTTCTGGATGACGGTCAGTCCGGTCAGGTCCTCGGGCGGAGCATCGAACTCGCTGGACTCCAGAATGGTCAGCAGGCTGCGGTAGTTGAAGTCGTCGACGAAGTCGTAGGACGCATCCCCCCAGTACCGTGCAGGGTCGACCGGCGGGTTCTCAGAGACGTCGTAGTACACCGTACCCGTAGCGGACGTGGTGGTCACGTCGGCGGCAGTCTGCGCGTACGTGAGGGTTCGGCTTGTAGGGACCGCCACCACCACGCCACCGGTGATGTTGAAGCTTGCGTCACTGCAACCGGACAGCTTGAACCGGTCGCCGTCGAGGAACTTGTGCGGTTCGGAGAACGTGAGCGTCACAGTGTCGCCGGCGCGGGCAACAGAAGAAATCGCCTGCGGGAACCAGAGGGTGGCCAACCGGAAGTAGTCCGCCTCAGCAGTGTCTGCTGTTGCCGCCAGCGTGCGGTAGAGTCGGATGCCGCGGATGAAGTTGGAGCCGGCGGGCGGCGCCGTAGGCAGCCCGGAGATGGTGACGATCTGGCCTTCCTTGATGAAGATTGCCGTCGACGGCTCTGACCCAATCGACTCCTCCTCCCAAGGGGTGTACCACGTGTACAGATACGACCGCGACTGCACCAGCCCGCCAAGGTCGAGCTTGCCGTCTGTGATTGCCGTGGCCGCAACCTGCGCCCCGGATGAGAAGTAGGTCAGCGTCGTCGAGTTGATGACGGTCATCGTCGTCGTGATGTTGAAATCACGGATGTCCCAGCGACAGTTACCGGAGGTAGTGCCAGACACAGTGTCGTTCACGGTGAACGTGTTTGCCCCAGTGACAGTCACCACATACGAGTTGGTCGTGGCAGTACCGGATGTGAACTCGATAAAGATTCGCGTGCCCGTCACCAGTCCGTGACCAGTAATAGTCACGGTGATGACGGCCAGTGTGCGTGAGTAGGTGCCAGTTCGATAGGAGAACCCGGAGACCGTAGCAAGCGCCCCGTCCTTCAAGTTGTGTGCAGTACCCGTCACCAATGTGACGTTGCCGCCGCCATCGCGGGCCACGCTTGCCGAGGTCGCGAGGGTGAATGTCGTGGGGACCGCCGCAGGTGTAGCGGTCGGGAGCGGCAGACCGAGGTCGTAGTAGCCGCCGGCTACGGGGAACGGTATTGCCCCCGCAGTCGCTAGGGCGTAGGTGCTGACCTTCGGCTTGCCGTCGCCGGTATAGTAGAACCTCTGCTCGTCCAGCTCATCAGCAGCCGGCGTCGCAATGTTGACGTCGTTCGCCCATGTGAGCCACTCTAGGGCGTCGGTCACTGGCTCCCGTAACGCATAGAGTGTGCGGATTGCACCGGTGCGGCCAGCCGCTGCGGCAACCACTGGTACGGGAGTGGGGGTAAGATCACCGGAGTACAGCTTGACGCCCACAGCCGTTTGGGCTGCAGTGCCGGGTAGCAGCTCGGGGGAGATTCGTGGGAGCGCCCCCTTGAACTCGGTGATCTTGGTCGTGGTCACTTCTTGCCGGCCTTCTTCATGCACGAGCCCATGGCGCTGCACTTCTTCGGCGCCGGGCAACCCGGGCAGGGGGTGAACTTGGGGGCAGGTTTCTTCATTTGCAGAACTCCTCTCGCTTCTCGTTGTGCGACGTCACTCCCGTCAACAGCGACGGATCGTTCGCTGCCAACCAGTCTACCACGTTGTCGCTGCCGTAGTATAGCGTTTCTGTCCACAGGCACTCATCTGTCGGGCTTGCGCACCCAGACACGAGCCCTAGTCCTAAGGGCATCAGGGCTAAGAACTTCCACTTCATCCTCGATCTCCTCTGCTGCGCGTACGACCTTCAGATTATGCAGGGCTACCTCCAGCTTGGCGTCAGTCTGGGCCAACTTCCTGCCACCAAACCAGCTCGCCGCTAGGGCAAGCGGAGCCAAGAGCAGCGAGAGGAGTACCCGCCAGACCATCACTCGGCCTTGCGCTTGGCGTAGATCGACCAGAGAGCAGCGGCCAGCGTGGCGGCGGCGCCGCCGACGGTAGCGACCGTCTCGGCATCAGTCACACCTTGGCCGACAAAGTACCCACCAAGAGCAGCAACGATAGCGCGAACGACGCCTGCGATTTGTTCACCAGTCATGATCTTCTCCTCATTTTGCCGGATAGACCCGGCGATCCAGTTCCCAATGCGGGCCGTCCTTGAAGCTGCGCCAGTCTCCGCCCCATACGAGGGCGACCTTCTCGTTGGCTGCAGCAGCCTTGATGGCCGGCGCGAGCTTGTGGTACAGCGGCCACGCGTACATCTCCTCGACCTCGACCCTGCCATCCTTGTCGATGTCCACATAGGGCACCAGATCGACAGCGTGGCCGGTGAGGTGCCGGGACTCCAGCGTCTTGGACGCACCGATCCTGACAAGCTCTCTCTGCCGGGCGAGCGTGCGCAGACCTTCGGTCACGACAAAGGCAAACGGTGCCTCCTGCAGCGCCCGGTCCATGACCCGGCGGAGGTCAGAGTGTACCCCGTGCAGGTTGGTCAGGCTGCGATCTGTCCACTGTCTCATCCCCCGAATACCTTGACTGCAAAGGCCAAACCGGCACCGAACACCAACCAAAGCGCCTTGTCCAGAATACGATCCACCACCCCGCGCTGGGTGGTGTTATCCTCCACGGTTGTTAGACGACCGTCTAACAAGTCATGCCTCCGGTCGTATTGGTCCATGCGCTTGAACAGCGTGACCATGCGCTCCTCGACCCTAGCAAGATCGGTCACGACCTTGGTCAACTCGTCCAGCTTGTCGCTGAACTTGTCTAGGCTCTTTTCGATACGGTCGAATCGTACATCATCAGTCATGGCTGGTCCTCAGGTAGGCTATTGTTCTTCTGAGTCTGCTGGCTTGGCGGTGCGGCGACTTATCATTTAGCCACCCAGCCAGTATTCCCGGTTCCGGACTCCTTGACGTAAAAGGTCGTGCCTGCACCGCCATTGATCCGAAGAAATAGCGAGCCAACTCTCGCCACCACGGCACCCTCTGGCGTCCCTGCCCCACTGTAAACGCCGGCGCTATTGTTGAGAGAAACGTATAGGTTACCGGCAGTCGTGTCAAAACCCGCAATATTCAAACTTCCATTTCCCAGAAGGTCGCCCGACGGGATACCCACGCTCACGCCATTGCCGACTGCAAATACGCGCCTTAGGTCTCCGCCGACCATAACAAACTGCTGGAACGCTGCATCCTCCGTTCCGGGAGTTATGTCTGACAAAAGTGTTCTGGATGAGCTATAAGTCACCTCTGTTAGTGAGGAGTTATTTCCTCTTGATTGGACGCTGACAATGGCATCCCCGACAGCGGGGGTGCTTGAGACTTGATAATGGTAAACCGGAACGCTTGCTGCGCTTTCGCCAAATGATACAATGTTTTGCCCGAAAGCAATGCGAACATTTGTTGCCAGTGCAGAAACGCTCCAGTACGGAGTTGGGTAACTCGTAAAGTCAGTGTTTGATATAAACTCCGGCAAGTCAAAGTAGAGGTTGCTGGGATTGCTTATGGTAGCATCTACCTTTATAGGGCAGTACCCAGCGCCCAAAGCTGCGTAGTAGCCCGAGTTAGATGTCTGAATATTTCGAACAACCGAGTTCGTTTTTACGTTACCTAATTCGTCTACACCGCCCGGTGAGCAAAAATAGTGATACCGCTTGTCGTTGTTGCCCGTCCGAAAGCCGTTGCCAATAAAAATGGACGCATCACAGTCGACCAAGTGGAAGTCCTTGAATGTGACCGGTTGCGCATCAGGTCCAACGGACTCGTCGTATGTTTTGCAGTAGATCAGGTTGTCGATCGCCTCAAGGAATTTGATGCCGTTCACGTAAACCCCCGCTTCGCGGGTATTGATGTGGTTGCTAGTCAAGCTAAAGTTCGGCTCTCTTGCAGTGCGGGTCAGGTTGATCCCGATACGCGATCCGTTGACAATAGACTTGAAAATCCACCCGCCTTCCTCTGCGCCACCGACGCTCGAAATTCCGGTTATCGCGTTTCCAACAAAGTAACTATTCTCGATGTTCATAGCATAGCAGCTGTCCATCTTGCAAATAGCTGTTGCATACGCTGTCATGGTCTGCCCGAGCCAGCACACTACAGAATTAAGCAGAGGCCTGTAAAAGCCTTCCACATGCAAGCAAATGTCAAAGTAGTTTGCCGACAGCCGCACCGTAGGACGAAACGTAACATGTTCTGCTGTGAACATGCGTCGACCAGAAGGCCCAGTCTGCCGCGTCTGCCTGTAGCGGAAGCCTGTTCCTGCCGCCGGAATTTCACATGCAAACCAGACATTTCTCAGGTGTACTGCTGTCTTATTGTTATCTGCGTCGATCAAAATCCCGCCCGTGGTGTTTGTCACTATCAGGCAACAAGAATCCACACCGCCCCCAACAATATTAAGGGTCTTCTCCTGAACCAAAATGTTCCCGGTCACAGCACTGGCTAGAACATAGCTGCCGTCAGGGATATAAAGCGTAACGCTCCTCTGGCTCGCCAGAGAGGCAATAGCAGCATCCAATGCGGCTTGAATGGCTGCGGAGTCATCGGTAACACCGTCGCCGACAGCGCCGAACTCTCTGACCGAGATGGAATCCCGGCTCAGAGTAGCCGCATTGACCCGCATTTCGACGCGCGCGCCCACTTGGAAACCGGCCGCTGTGGAGCCGTCCTGTGCACGTACAACAGTCATGGAGTTGCCCGCCCGTGCCGTGACCCTGACGATCTCAGTTGTCCCTGCCTGCGAAACCAGTGTGGCGTAGAAGTAGTTCGCTGCCGGGACGGTAGGGAACTGGCTGCCGTCTACCACCACAATGCCGGTATCGGACGCGCTGACCGCAGTAGCGAGGATGCTGGACGCGTTGTTCTTCAGGATGACGGGCATGGTGTCCTCACAATAGAAGGAAGTCGATGCTGTCGAGATACTCTTGCGCACTACTCGCAAGAACTCGAAGCTCAAAACGGCTATTAGCCGCGAAAGGGATCGCCAGAGTGCCATCTTGCCCCCGTGCAACCGTCATTGTGTCGTCGGCGCGAGCAGTCACCTGCACAATCTCGAAGTTATTGTTGGTGTCCTGCAGGGTCGCCTTGAAGTAATCGCTCGCCCCAAGCGCCGGAAACAGGGCGCCCGTGCCCGGAGCTACGACGATGGTCGTCGCCGCGCTGCTAAGCAGTCCCACCGTGGTGGTTGTTGCGTTGTTGCTGAACTTGGGCGTTGCCATTGTCTACCTCACGCGAACTTTGGGGCTGTGACAACCATCGTGCCACGCATGTTGCCCAGATTGGCCCGGGCACGGCGCTCAGTCGTCGTAAACAATGCCTGCTTGGCGTGGTAGACCGCAAGCTCACGGTCAGACCACGTTACGCCCGGCATCACGAGCAAGTTCTGGAGCGCCGAGTGCGCGATGACTTCCTCAAGGTCGTTGAAGACCACCTGATCCATGCCGGCCGCGGTGCGGGTGGGCTTCAGTGCGTAGAACATCCGTATAGCATAGGTCTGCTCAGCATCCGGCAGCGGCAGCACGACATACTTGTCAGGGCTGAGTTGCGTGACAGAGCGCGGCTGTGCCGCCTTGGCCACCACGGCCTCAGGCAGGACGAAGGGCTCATTGTCGTTGAACAGGTTCTCGTTGTACTCAAAGCTGTTGTACGAGCCGGGGGCGGTCTGGCTCCACAGGACAGACGGGTCCTCGCCACTATAGAGGTCAGCCCACTCCGGATATTTGGCGATGGCCTGCTCAAGGATCAGGACTTCCAGCGGGGAGTCATTCATGATCGTGCCGAACAGAACGTGGATTTCGCTGTCGCCCGGCTTGTCGTACAGGTACTCGTGGACCCCCGGCAGGAGGTTGAACTTGGGCTGCGTGTACCGCCACGCAAGTGTGCGCTCGCATACCCTGATCGCTGCATCACGGATGTGCTGGATTGCCAGAGGCTGCGGACACCCGGGCACACTGGGCAGCACTTTCGGAAGCAGGTCGGTGAACAGTCGCGTCGGCATCAGATCACCTCGCCCTTATCCATACCAGCCTGCTTCGTGTCGGTAATCTTGCGGCTCTGCAACCCGGCGCCCAGCTGCCCCACGAAGCTGTCGTAGAACAGTTTGGCCCGGCCGGACTGAACATGCTCGTCGTCGATCGACTCGGCAAGGTAGACCACGCCATCCACCAACACTGGGAAATACGTGTCTGAGATGACGTCGATCGAGGCGTCGAGCGTATAGTCGATCGGGCTCTTGGCGTACTCTCCGACAAGAACGACCCCCGCTGCAGGGCGGGGGTAGAGAAAATAGCGGTCTGGGTTCTTGACGTGCCGCATGAAATTGACTGGCGTGCCAGACGCCTCGTTCATCCAGCCGGGGTAGTTTCGGTTCATCGTCTCACGATCAACCTCAGTGATCGCGTTGCCGTTCTTCACTTGGAAGATGTCCACCAGTCGGATCGCTTCGGCAGGCAGAGACTGTACAGCTGCGCCAGCAGTGGTCGCGATGTCGACGATGTCCGTAAACAGGTCAGGTCGAAGGATCGCCATACGTTGCAGCGACTGGTTGACATACCCCAATAGCACCGCGTCGCTGTAGCGATACGGAACCAGCTGGTCCTGCACCAGACGGCGAACCTCAGTTATGACCTCCGCTGGCGTCATTCAGGCAAGTTCCTCGATGCGTCTGCCGACAGTTCCGCCGAACTATTCACCGGTTCGGTCAGGTTGTCATCAGCTACGAGCTCAATCTTCTTCGTGCGCTTCTTGGCCTTCTCCACGGACGTCGTCATGAAGCGCTCCGGATACGCTTCCTGCTCGGTCACTTCCTCGCACAGAGGGTTCTTGGCGAGCACCGGGTGCCACTCGTAGATGAACCCGTCATTCTTATTGCGCAGATACTGCATCACTTCTTCTCCTTCTTGGCGATGCCCGCGCTGCCGAGCGCGATGGCGATGGCCTGTTTCCGACTTTTCACGCCCGGAGCTTTCTTCGGACCCTTGGGATCAATGCCACCGTGCAGGGTGCCGCGTTTGTACTCACCCATGACCTTGGCAACTTTGGCTGTCTGTGCTTTGGTTGGCATATCACTTCCTTTTTCCTGACGGTGACACCGGCCACGACTTGCGCGCGGGGCCGGTCTTCTTGGCCGCCATGGTGCGCTTCTCGCCGGCAGTCATCTTGGCAGCAGCCGCGGCCGGGCGGCAGGCGGGGTAGGCACGTGAGGACTTCTCAGACCCGGAGCGACCGCACTCCTTGCCGGTCTTGGTGTCGACCCACTTCTCTCCGAACCACTTGCCTAGCCCACCCTTGCTCATTTCTTCACCCGGTTATCCGGGCCGCTCCAGCCGCCGCCGCGCTTCTTGTACTCCTTCGAGGCCCATGCGTTGGCATAGGCGCTGGGGTACACGTCGAACTTGGCCTTGGCCGCAGCCTTGACCTTGGACCAGAGCGCAGGGTTGGTGGGCTTGGGACTGGCCATGTCAGCAGTTCCATGCTTTGAGGGATAGCGCCTTCCGCGTCGGCTTGCCCTTCTCGTCCTTCATTGGACCGGGCATCCCAGACATGCGGGCGCAAAACGACTTCCGGCGACCCTCGTCTTCCTTGGTCTTGGGGTTCGGAGCCGGCGGTTTCAGTCCGGGCTTACCCGGGTTGGCCTTGTTGTAGGACGCCCGGCCGGCCGCATTGAGGCCACCCTTGGGGTCCTTTCCCTCTTTCCGGGTCCACGCTGGAGTCTTGGCCATTACGCGACCACCCCCTTGATGACGACGAACTGCAGCACGGGGGTGTCGGTCCCTACGCTCGGAACGCTGGCGTTGTCGATGTTGCCCACGGAGATCACGCAGGAGCCGGCTGCCGTCTCGACCACGTGGGTCTGGTAGTACTTGCGCGTGCCAGCCGCGCACCCGGACTTGATGCACAGGGCGACCACGTCGTTGGCACCAATCTCGCTGTTGGTGAGGGTGAACTCGTCGGCCTCGTGCCCCGCGATCGCTGCGGCAAAGAGGGTGATTGCACCTGAGGCCTTGTTGAGGGTAACCCCGGTCGTTCGGCTAGTCAGCTGCGTGACAGTGCCACCCGCTCCAGTGGTGTACCCCACAGCCTGCGTGGCGAGCACCGTCGTGCCGCGGACTGTGGACGCAGTAGTCGCACCAACCGAAGTACCGTCGATAACCCCACTGTCGATGTCCACCTTAGGCAGGTTCACCTCGCCCGTCCCCTTGGGCGTGATGTTGATGTCGATGTTGGTATCGGTGCCGTCGGCAGCCAGCGTGTTGCCGTTGAGGTTAACCCCTGCGGCCGCAGCGCTCGTGGCCAGTGTAGCAGATTCAATCAGGGTGAGGCCCGTGAAGCTGCCCGAGAACACTACGCCTGAGATCGTGCCACCAGTGAGGGCGACGCTATTGGCGTCCTGCGTAGCGATCGTGCCAAGGCCGAGGTTGGTCCGTGCACCCGAGGCGCTGGACGCCCCTGTGCCGCCGTCAGCGACGGCGAGGTCCGTGATCCCTGCAATGGTGCCGCCGGTGATGGCTGCCTTGGCCACGCTTACCGAGCCCGTGCCGTTGGGCGCGAGGACGAGGTCCCCGTTCGTGTCGAGCGTGCTGATCGTGTTGCCGTTCAGCTGGACGTTATCCACCGAGGCAGACCCCGTCCCAACCTTCAGCGCCGTGGCTACCCCCGTCCCACTGTAGACAGTCTTCTCACTGGCTTCAGGACCGCCATCCACATGGAGGAGCTGGTTGTAGGTGTCCTTGACCTTCTGAGACGTCAGGTTCGTTGGCATGGTGGTTGGTCCTTACAGTAGTGTCGCGGGCAGCATGGCAGCTAGGAAGTGTAGAGACTTATCTACGTGTATCACCGCATCAGCATCCAATGGACGCGTACAGTATTCCCGACACCCGGTGCGACCTGCGCATTTATAGTAAAGCCGCTTGTGGCGCGGGCAGTCATATAGGCATTATGGGACCCTGCTGCCGGAGTGCCCGCAGTTGTCAACGCTCCGAACATAACCCCGTAAGCAGTATCAGTTTCCGCCGTCCCAAAGGTCACGTCAGCCGAAGTTGCTGTGCCTACAATATCAACGAACCCGAAAATGTTATTAGCCGGGGTAGCCGTAGATGATAGCCCTTTGGCAGACGCAAAGCTCTTATTGGTCAGAACTTCCGAGCCTGCCAGTGTGGCGAAGTTGTTGTCAGTCAGCGCGGTGTTGAACTGGGCAGTCGTGCCGGTCACTGTGTTGGACCCAAGGGCCAAGGTCTTGTTGGTCAGAACCTGCACATCTGCCTGCATACCCTCAGCTAGTTGCGAGCGCGAGATACGCTTGGTGGTATCGGCAGTCGTGTCGAAGATCACGACATCATCGTCGTTGGCGCTACCTGCACCAGAGAGAGCCGTGAGGTTCTTGATCCGCTTGCCGGGCATGGTCTATCCTCTCATGAAGCAGTCAGGCCCCGGAGGGCCTGACCTGTGTTAGACAAGGACGTACTGCAGAATTACGTCGATGTGGGTCGCGGTCGTCACGTCGCTGCCCGTCTTGCCGATGGTAACGGCCGTGCTCACGTCGTTCGCGACATAGG